TATCGAAAGGAATCAGGTTGTCAGGACGCTCAAAACCTACGCTGCCGTAGGCGGAACTGCTGTAAGTACCATCATTCGCAGAGATGGTGTAGTGAGCAGTCATCACAAAACCATCAGCGGTTTCACGCTCTAGGTTTGCGATTGCCCAAGTGAAGGTAGTGGCCATGAGAAAAAATGCCTTGTTAGCAGTGTATTAGAAAAGCCTTGTTACGACACGGGGCGGTTAACGCGCCAAGCCTCGATGTGAGTAGGGCTACTAGGCAATGCCAGCATCATTTAGACGCTGCTCAAGGGTTTCGATCTTTTGAAGAGCTTCTTGCAACGCAGCAGTCAGCAGTGGCACCAGCTTGGACTGGTCGATACCTTGATAAACGGGATTACCGTCAGCATCAACTTCGTCGTGCGTACCAGTAACAGCTTCTGGGACAACAGCTTGCGCTTCGTGAGCGATGAAGCCATCAACCGTGTTGTCGGGATCCGCGATGAAATTAAAACGGCAAACCTGAAGCTGATTAAGACGATCTGCAGCGCCAGTTAGCGGGATAACGTTTTCCTTGAGGCGATAGTCGGAGGAGGTGCTATAGGTAGTGGCAGAGCCAGTAGTTGAAATACTCCCAACAATTCCATTTCCGTTGGAAAAGATTGCTGAATATCTTGTTGAAGTTGACGGACCATTGTAAATCTCTAACGGAACATTGACATTGTTTACAGAAGCTTCTGAATGCAGAGTTAGTTTTACGGAAGTTGCATAAACGCCACCAGCATAATCAGCAGAAATGTTTCCGATGCCAATTCCACCATTCTGCGCAATCCTCATCCGCTCCGTCGGGGTGCTCGCTCCGTCGGCAGTAGTGGAGAACTCTATTCTTGACCCCTTAGTAAACGGACTCCACGAAACGTCGCCTTTTGCTTCAATCAAAGCACCGTTATTTGCAGCATCTCCGAAACCGATGGACCCCAAGCTTGTTCCAGAAACAATACTATTTCCAGTCCGTAGACGCATATAGCCGCCATTGTTTGCGCTACTTGTATCGCCTTGCAGTGCAAACTTATTTGAAAGCGACGCACTAGACGTGCCAACTAAAAGTCGTCCGCTGGCATCAGATCTGAATGATTCAAATAATGTTCCCGCCCCATCGGCTCGATACCAAATATGTTGACCATTCTTAGCGGCAACATAAGAAAGACCATCCTGCCCAGCGGTAAAGCCAGCCGAATCAGTGCTTCCGTCGTAAACCTTAAGTTTTAGATTCGATAAGCTAATTGACGCTTGTGGAGTATACTGACCACCCAAGCTGAGCGTAACTGGTGATGTAGAACTAACGGAGCTTGTAGAGCCAATTTGTAATTCTTCACCTGGACTCGTAGTGCCAATCCCTACCAGCCCTGCTGAATCGATGTGTAAACGTGTATTTGTAGCGCCGTTTGTATAAATACCAAAAGATCCTGCGTAGTCCGTTCCAACTGCTGCATTCTGCGTTGCAGAGCCGCCATCAAGATTGACGTGCCGAACTCCATCGCCAATGCGGATGCGGGGTGTTGTGCTGTCTTGAATGGTTAATTTAAATCCAGGCCCACTAGTCCCCAGACCCAGCTTCCCGTCCGATGTGAGGCGGAGGCGTTCGGTGCCGTTTGTGCCAAACTTTAGAGGTGCGTTTTCGTGATTAAATAAGTGGACACTACCGACTGCATCTGTTTCTTGAATAATGTCAAAGCCATCATTTGCCGTGGCTCCTGTGATACTATTTGTAAGCTTGATTCTAGTCTGACCTAAGCTATTGTTAATATGCAGCCCATTTCCAGTTTGCTGCACAGGAGCGTTGGTACCAATCCCGACCATGCCGTCCGATGCAACAAACAACCGCCCAGTGCCAGCAGTCGAGATGGCTACTTGATCTGCGCCGGGTGAATAAAGTCCCGTGTTAGTGTCACCAGTAAAAGCAATCGCTGGTGCGGATGCACTGCCCAGTGGATGGCTAGCAGTGCCATCAAATGTCGCCGCCCCAGTTACATCTAACGTTCCAGGGATGTCAATATCGTTAGCCCATTCAACACCAGTACCCGCTGCATTGGTTTGCAGAAGTTGACGTGCTGCACCATCAGCAAGTTTGCTAACTGCAATCTCAGCGCTAGAACTAATATCGGCATTGACAATCGTGCCGTCGGTGATCATCGTGCTAGTCACGACACCGCTAGAACCAGTCGTTACAACAGTTCCGGTTTCATTCGGAATGGTGACGGTGTTATCTGCAGTTGGATCAGCAACGGTTAGTGTTGTCTCGAAATTGTTATCACTTGTGCCTTCATAGACAAGATCGACGCCAGCGCCTAGCGTCAAATCACCTGTCATGGTGTCGCCAGCTAGCGAAACTTTCTCATCGTCAAGTTCAGCAATTGCACCCTGGACGTTGGTACTAGCAATGTCGCCGTAAGGCGTGAAGCCGACGTTTGATGCGATCTGTGCAGTAATCGTTTCCGAAGTCTCGATCAGTACGTAACTTGTACCGTTCGACAGCAAAATATCAGGCGGCTCAAGTGTTACCGTTGGAGCGGGTGCAGTACCGGTGCCGGTTTGTGAAACAACGACGTAATAACGGTTGTTGCCGGTATCTGCCGCAGGTAGCGAAGCGCCATTGGTGAAGCCAGCAGCCGAACCCTCAGCAGTTACTGAATCAAGCAAGTTGCTACTTGCGTCATACGTACCAGCAAGAACGATCTCACCAGCGGAAATACCGACCGGCTGGAAAACGTTACCGTCCCAGAGGAACAGGTCACGGGTTAGTGGATTGAAGAAGAACTGACCGATATGGTCAGCAGTTGGTTGGACTTCACCGAACTTGGAAACGGCATAATCGCCAACCTTGGCACCTGTAACTGCATTGTCTTCAATACGTGCGGACGGTAGTGCGCCAGAGGCGATCTTGCTTGCATCCAAACTTGGGATGTCTACTGGATCCAGGAAGGCCGTCCCAGTGACATGGCCTTGACCGTCAAACGTAATCTTGGTTCCAACGCCATTACTGACAACATTGGTGTGGTTAAGATTGCCGTCAGCATCAACGCTTAAACCCGTGCCTGGCTTAATAACGCCACCAACACCTGGTTGCGCATAGGGCAGATCACCACCCTGGATCGTGCGACCTGAAACAATAAGGCCAAATTCGTTGTATTCGACGACATGAAGCTGGGCGGAGCTGTTTGGCGCCACAGTGTTGTCGATCGCCAGCGCGCCGGTATTAACGGTGAGCCCATTGCCGGGAACTGAAACCGCACCCTTTGAGCTAGAGGTGGCATCAGGTAGGTCAGCCCCAATGATTTGACGAGCTGTAACAGCTCCGCCACCTGACGTTGGACCCGCCAAGAACTCTGCAGGGTTAGCAGTGGGTTCAATGGAACCGTCAAGGGTTACAGAGTCACCAGTGGCCGTGGTGCCAATGAGGATAGGACCAGTTGTGTCGCCGACGATCTCATTGACAGAGCCTGCTCCCTTAGCTGCTAGCCATTGGCTGCCAGACCAGATGTAGAACTTGTTATCCGTGGTGTCGACTGCGACCTGACCGACGCGAATACCTGCTGCAGGCAGCCCAGCCGACACGACGCCACTGCTGTTGTCATCTAGCTTTTCTGCGGTAACAGCACGATCTGCCAGCTTTGCTGTCGTTACGCTCCCGTCTGGGACTGTCACTCCGCTGATCTTGTCAGCGGGGATCGTACCTGCCCCGATGATTTTGACCGACTCCTCTAGGAGGGTCTTGGGATCGATCTTTTTTGTCTGTGCTGCAGAGTTATCGACAATTGCAAGGGCATCATTCGCAGACACCGCGCTGGTCAGGGCTACCAGCTCTGAGATTTTCCGATCAGCCATGCTGGCAACGCTATGAACCTTACCCCTAGTCTAAGCCGGACTCAATTTCGATAGATCCTGGCCCTTCTTCCAGGTTGAGTAGGTTTGGCGGCAAAATCTCCTGAGTTAGGTACGACGGCAAGTTGCCCTGCCTCAGCTGAACCATGCCCGTCGTCACGAACTCAATCCGTGAGTCAATAACAAATTCAGGAGCAAAGCTCATACCAACGCTGGTCACGATGCAATCGCAGTCGTACCAAACAGATTCGCTTTGGCTCTGATAGATATAGAACAGCCCCTTAAACTTTGACCCTTCCTTGAAGCGGATCACAAGTTGCGAAAAGTAGTGAGCCAGCTCCGAGTTGGCAATGTCCTCTGAATCTTCGCACTGCGTATATTTGTAATCCCAAATAGCAGTGATTCGTCCCTGACCGCTGATCAGTCCTTCGTCATAGCGGAACCTATACTGTTCGCCCAGAGTGGTCGTGTCTACAGTTTCACGTTCTGTTGTGATCTCCCACGAACGCATCTGCGCGACACATTTGCTCCTAAGGTTGACAACATCTAGCGTGATGTCTTGGACCCCTGAGGGTAGGACAAGGTCTAATGCACTGGCCTTACCGCCTGAGACCGCCAGTGAATAGCTGTCGTAAAACCGAATCCCGCCTGCATCGTCAACATGAGCCCAGCGAGTAACGTCTTGTTCTCCTGTTACACCTGCGAGCAGCTCTAGGTCACCTGCATCAACGCGTCTAACCTCAACCTGATCACCTGTGATGAACGGGCAGGGACCGCCAAACTCAACAGAAATGCGCTTGGCGTCAACGTCAACGTCGGCAGGTTCCAGGCAGAACCCAACAGGCTGACCTGTGCGGCGAAGCTGAATAACGCCCTGATCACCGAGGTAAACACTCATAAATCAACCCCAACAGGCGCACCGTTGACTTGGAACGCCACCGAAGCAGCCAGGACTTCACCAACTGCCATGGTCATTGCCGCTGACGTCAGCAATGCTTCCACCGTGATGAATTTGCCTGTCGTCGTTCCATCGTTAATGAATAGCTTCAGCTGTA